TGCTCTTGGTATTCCGACTTCAATTTTATTGGTTGTGACATTTGTATTGACTGAATCTCTCAAACGACCTGATTTAACAAGCGTGCGACGTCCTTCTTTCAATGCTGATCGTGAAGGTATCCATGGCCTGCCTTCAGGATCAACTGAGAAAAAGAAACGCGCCCTGGTTGAACTTTTAAGCTCAATTGCAATGGAACTTAAAATTCGTTGCAACGTTCTTGGACTTTTAATTTTCTCCAAAAGCTTTTTTAAGTTTGGATCATTTTGTAATCTAATGCGCAGCATTATAATAAGGTAAAAGAAATTGTCTTAGTTTCCACAGTATAAGGCGAATCTGTATAAATGGGAACAATTGTAGCGGTGACTTGATCGCCAGTTGAATAAGCAATATCCACATCGTTTCCAAAATGAGTCGCGCCTCCAATTGTATATAGGAACGGAATCGAACCATTTAGAGATAGCATTACAGATACAGCAGATGCACCATCAAGTTCCCAATAAATACTAGCCTTGCCATTGCCTGAGATAATATAATCGGCCTTTGTTACTGAAGCTTTGATACGTTCAAATTGTTGCGGTGGTGGTAATCCAGACAAAATATATTCTTGTGCGTAGAATCCAGGATCTTCCTCAATGCATGATATTTCAAATTCATTTTCAGATTTAGGTGTAACACCTACAATTCTCATTTTGCGACCAGGCTCAGATCGATTGCCTGCAATGATCAAATAATCTTCTGGTAGCGATTCTGGAAATTCAGACAATGAATTAATTGTATTTTCTTGATCCAAATAATAGGGTGCTTTGGATAAAGGAAGTTGATCAATCAAAGTTAAAATATTTCCAACAACGGTTGCTCGATATTGATTGATCTCATTATTAGGAAGTCGAATCGAAACATTTTGAATGCTGTCATCAATTTCACAATCCAGTATCATTTGATAGATATAATTTCCATCGACATTCATTTGTATAATTCGCGATGAATAATCCCAATTAAATAAATCATGAGAAATATAAATTACATCGCCTCGTATAACGATGAGTCCTTCACCATCTGTAGAAAATTTGCATATTCTACGATTGTAGGTCTGACGAGCTGCTAATCTATTGGCTTCACGTTGAGCTTGCGATTCAACAGTCAAACCAAAAAAATCAATCGTCTGAGTAATAACGGGATTTGTAATTCCTATTGCAGTTGCACGTACAGATTCTTGTTGCCAGTTATCATCTCGATTTACAAAGTTCACAAGAATTTCATCAGGCAAATCTTCAGTTAGATAAGTCATTTCAAATGAGTCTTTTAAAATATTTTCAGGTGTGAACATCGCAACTGGCAATTGATTTGGGTTTTCAAATACAACACCAAGTTTGCCAAGTGCCCATGTAGGTGATCCGCGACCTATGGAACATATTTTTTTAAAAGTATCTGCAATGGTTTCGGTTCGATCTAGCACAGCATCAAATCTCAAACTATTTGTATTACAAAAATTCCACCAATCATTGAGTGATGAAAAATCTATATTACTATCAGATATTCCAGCACCGAAAATCTTTTCTCCATTGTCAGGATGATCTGCATTATTCATCCAACCTATTGTGGGTGAATATGGATAGGTTAATGTTCCATCGGCAGATGTATTTTTAAAAGCACCTCGGGCATAATATAGCAACCAATCCGCAGGATTTGAGCTTGTCGTCCATGTAAAATTTCCAAAGCCATCATTGACCCAACATTTCGCAGAAACAACACTTGATAATTTATTCAAAGATCCATTGAGCTGTGAATCAGATTCTACAATAATAGCCTTACGATTTTGAGCCACATAATTTTGTGATTCATCACGTTGATAGAAACGAATTCTTTTTAAATATATTTCTGAAATATTATCGGCTGAAGTCTCATTCTCATCAATTCTTTGGCCTCGGACCTCATATTGTCCAGGACTTAAATTATCAACCCAAACCGTGTCACGATATATATCACCAGATGATCCATGTGTTACATTGTATGGTGATGTATATGGTGTAAATAGAGTCATTGATTTTGTGAAATTAGTCCAAGATCCGACTGTCGGCTGAACACGTCGATATTGAAGATTAAAATATCTAGTTAAAATTGCAGTTCCACCATTAATTTTATCAAGACGAAATTGCCTACCTTCGATGTCTACTTGAATCGCAAAAGTATCTTCTGGTCCCTGACGTAAAACGTAATTGCCAGTTGGATATGAAAATCCTGTGACGTTATCCATTCTTCCACCGTCGACAGTATTTACATTTCCATTTACAAAATTAAATTTCTCAACTTCACCACCTCCACCAACGGTAGTAGAGAATACAGGTTCACCTTGAGTAATAATCCAATTCGATGTTCCTTGAGAAAGAGGTGATCCATCATTGGTATCATCATATTGGCGATAATCCGTTGCATTTGTAGTTCCTATTTGATTGCTTACAAACACAAGATCACCAAAACCATAATTCATGATTTGTTTTACAACTTCAGTTTTTCTTGGATAAGATTGAGCAATATCCGAAAATTCATAATTAAGAACATTTGTAAATGTAAGACCAGTATTAAAAAATGTGGCACCTGATCCATTGGAATTTAAATCTTCCATACTCACCCATCGATTGATGGCTGGTGCATAAGTTGAGAACGTAATGTAAACATAAACTCTTCGATATTTATCTCCGACGGCTGGATCAGGATCAGTCTGAGCATCAAGTTCGCTTTGTCTGTAATCATTGTTGCCAATATATCGATACCAATTGTCACCAGTTGTTGCAGCAGCGGATGGGTTTGGATATAAATAAGTGTAACTGTCACCTAAGATTGTTCTTGTAGTAGGTCCAGTAAATCCAGCGCTATTTTCTACAACACTAAAATTAATCCAAGCTACCGAATCGTATGTATAAGATGGATCATAGGTCTGATATTCATTATAAGGAATTGATGAAAAATCCGGGAAAATATTATGATTCCCAAAAACAATTGGAAGCGGTTCAAATGGACGGATCGAATTCCCGCTTGCTGTTAGTGAGAACGTAGGACTTTCGACATTATTTTGTCCATTCACATTGGATAAAGCTTTTGGAGCAAGAGCTTGCAAGCCTGTTGCAATTAATGCTCCACCAATTAAAATTCCAGCTTTCGCAGCAAATAAAGCACCACCACTTAGACTTGAAAGAAATGCAGGTGAACCAGCGCCAGCACTAGCTATCGTTGCAGCAAGTAAAACAGCCGATGCCCCAATTTTAATTCCAGTTCGTCCTGAGAGTTCTGGATAAATAAATACGCAAGAATCTTTTTTAATAATTTGATTTATATCTACAATTGAATCATAATTTCCGTCTACAAAAACACAAAGCCGTTGTTCACGAATTTCTGCAATTGTCAAAATCGTTGAAACAGTTGCATCTGTATCAAGTTTGATTCGTTTATTTAAGTAGACTATTTCCATTTATAAATTCCTTCGACTTCTAACCCATAGCTTTTGAGTCTATCAAAGTCATGCAAGCATGAGAAATTAAAGCAGTCCATGGTGTGTAAAATATATTTCTTACCTTTAAAAATATGAAGAGTTCCCACATGAGAAAGTCGACCTCTGTTTTTAATAAGGACGCAATCTCCATCTTGAGGTTGATCTGTTTTTCCAATCAAGAATTCATTAATATGTCGCTTTAGAAATTGAGCATAATAAAATATATTGCCTGGCTCTCTTGATTCAATTTCAAATTTACGATTAAAAATTGCTCTCTGAATAAAGAAAGTAAGTTCGACACAATCCATTGTATCGTAAGCAATATCCAAGAAATCTGTCGACCAACTTTTAGAAGAGTCCTGGGCTATTGTCTTTTCTGTATTGTATAATGTTTCCAATTTTATTGATCGTTTCATCAAATCCAAGACGACCTGAAACACGTCTTCGATTGACAGTTATATTTTTTAGATCATAGGTAATATCAATTTCCAATGTATCTGGATCTGATACTTGAATTTTCATATGCCTAAGTTTTGCTTTTGGAGCGCCTTGCAATTGCTCAAGCCATCTTGTAATTGCTCTTGAGATATTATCAAATTCAAGTTGAGCAACAGGTGATTCATTACTTTGGTCATTTGCAATGGTTAAAGAAAATGGAAATGGCGTATAGGTATTTCCATTGCTAACAATCTCTTTCAATGAATCTGTAACGCGAATTCGATCAGTAAATATTTGACTTGAGTAGAGTTCAATTAAATTTACAGGCTCTTCACCTTGCGTACGAATTAGATTCGCCTTCAAATTATCTGTGAGTGATCTAGTCATACATTTCCAATGTTAATGTAAAACCCCAATATGGAAAATCTTCACCAGTTGGTTCCGTCACAAGATCTGATGAAATCATGCGAGCCTTTTTTTTAATAGCTGGTGATTTTGATGGGTCAATAAATTCAAACCAATTTGCACCTGATGCAAGATCATTACGATAGAATGATAAAAAATCTTGATAATTTTCATCGCAAACAATTGCATTGAAAGTTACTTGTTTGATTCCATTGGAAGACAATGAACGTTGTTTTGCGATTCCACGATCAAATTCACTGCGAATAATTTTACCAGTATAAGTTTCTTTATATCCATTGCTTAAAATTTGAACATATTTTGGTAGAGCAATCATCTACTTACTCCGAATGCACCTTGAAATTGTTGTGAGATGGGGCCATTATTTTTCAAATCTTCTAAAACGATTTGTATGATCGTTCCAGAAGGATCAATAATGCGATTGGTTTTGGCTTGAACAGGCTGACTGGAATTGTTAATAACCTGAACATTAACCGGACTTTGTTGAGAAACCAATCCGCCAGTTGCAAGTCTTGGAATACCACTTAGGTTCTGTTTTATTTTTGAAACCTTACCGCCAATATTAAATTTTGGGACTAATCCTTTATTCAGAGAATGAAAGAAATCTGCACCAAACTTTTGAACACTCGCTGCCCTCATTACAAATTCACCATTGGAAAGACGAGCCAAAATAGAATCACTTGTGCCTGTGCCTGGGCCTTTAATATGACCACCGGATGCAGCAAATAATGTTCCACCACCTGATCCAGATCCTAATGGATCTTTGCCATTGGCAAAAATACCTGAAAAAACCGAGTTCAATCCAGCCCTAAGAGCAGTAGAGAACAAACTTTGAACAATCGTCCTACCTAAGTCTCTAAATGCATCTGCGGCTGATTTAGCCCCAAATGCGAGATTTTCAAAGAAGGTTGCGAAGGAATCTGACAAAATTCGTTCTGTAGCTGAAAGCTCAATAACTTCTTTTTTAACTTCCGCAAATTCACCAGCAGCTTTTCTAAATGACCCACCTGCATTATCAAGTTCGCCTGGCAAATTAAAAGAACCTTCAAAAAATCCTGGTCCTGCATTCTCTGCTCTAAATTTAGCGTTAGCTTCATCTGTAGCGTCCTGTAAAAATTTAGCTCTTTCATCCGCAAGCTTTTTGATAGCCGCAAGCTCTTCAGGACTTAATTCTTTTTTTTGTGCAATGAAAGGTTGTGCTTCAATTTTATTACCAGTATTTGCAATGAAAGCATCTATCTCACCATTTAAAAATGCGATATTCGATTCAACCGTACTTTTGAGAGCCGAGCTTGCGGTTTTTAATAAAGCTACTTGTGGAAGGAAATTAAATATAACGGGTATTTTATCTACCAATTGAAATAGAGCTAAAAAGTCTTTATTGATTTGAAGTGCGAAATTATTTGCTGCATTTCCTAGTGTTCCAAAGGCCTGAACAGATGCAATGAGTCCGCCAGCAAGTAGAGCTAGCAATCCAGCAGGACCAGCAATTGCAAATAAAGATATTCCTAAAGCTCCAAATGCAGTTGTGAGTTGTCCAACGATTAAAATAACGGGACCAATCGCTGCAACAATAGAAGCAAATCCAGCAATTAAGGCTAAGGATTGGGGTTGAAGATTCTTAATGACATTTCCAAATTCAATTAAAATATTAATAAATGGTCTGAAAACAGTTAAGAATGCTTGTCCAAAAGCTTCCCTTACTTCTCTGAATGTTTTTATAAGAGTATCAAATCTTCCAGTATCTGTATTTGCGATCGTTTGAGCAAATCCATCATATTGATCTTTGAGAATTTTAATTACCGCAGCTTGTGCTTCAGCGCTCTTTCCAGTTTTATCTAATTGGGTGACAAGTGAAACTTGTGAGTCTGTGACTGCGACACCTTGTCTACGTAATAATGTTAAACCTTCCGCTGGATTTTGAAGAGCCTTTCCAATGGCAAGTGTGGCTGAATTTAAATCTTGTCCGGTCTTGGATGCAAAATCTAAAATCACTTTTTGCGCATCATCAAAAATTGTTTTGTTCGTAATGTCGAAATTAAGAAGCTGAGAAGTAACTCCGCCTAAAATATCATCGTCTTGAAACAAACTTGTCTTTGAAAAATCATCCGCTTTTTTTGTAAGTTCATCGAATGTAAAACCAATTCTTCCACCTTGTTTTTGAAATGAATCTGTGAACTTTGTTATGTTTTTTTCTTGATCCTTAAAAGCCGCAATTGAGAAAGCTGCGAAAGCTGCAATAGGAGCTGTTAAAAATCCACTTAATTTTTTACCAGCAGATTCAAGCTTCTTTGAATTGCTTTCGATTGACCCGAATAATCCATCAACTTTTTTTTGAGCTGAGTCGAAGCCTTCAGTAACTGCATCGATAATTAATTTAAAATCTAAATCAGCCATTTTATTTAAGCTCGATTGCTAAAAGTTTTTTATATCGAATGCTATATTGAGAATTAGAATATGATGTTGATGCTTGTACTTTCCATGTGTAAGTGCCTGCCGGCGGAACATATGCATGCCAAATTGTAGAATTATTTATAAAAATATCTATTCCTGATCCTGACTCTAAATCAAGAGCAAACCAAGTTCGATAAATAGTTGTACTTCCTTGAAGAAAATATAAATCTAAATCTGATAATGAAGAATTAGGGACGACAGGTGAAATAGATATATAAGATCTATTTAAAGGACTGCCATCTCCAACTAAAATCAAAGCTACCGGTCTGCCGCTGGTTGTGAGTGTGCAAGATAGATTTGTTACATCTGCTTTTACAGTATTGCTACCATTGAAAATATTACAACTATTTGAAAGATCATAATTTGGAGAACCAAGACCAGCAACTGCGGCAATCACATCGGCAATTGCAACGCCTGAATCTTTTCCGATTTTCCCACTTGGTCCATCAAAAATAACTACATTTTCGTCAACTGCTGATGCTGGTCCAAAGAAATCTCCCCCACCAGCACCACCAAATGGACTGATGATACTGGATAACCATTGATACCAACCTGCAAGATTAAGATCATAAAATACAAATGGACTTGAAAGAGGAAATCTATCGAAGTCAGTTATATTATTATTCCAAACCCAGACTTCATTTTCAGATTCAACAATGAACGCTTGATAATTTGTTGGGCTAGATGGAAGTGCCGCGATATTCGCAACGACTTGATCTACAATTTTATAAAGACTCCAATCGATATTTTTCCAGTTTTGGTCAACACCTTTCTTCCAAGTAGAATCGTGTTTGATCCAATCCGTTTGTAAATTATTTCTTAAACTATATTCACCAGACATATTATTCTTTCGTCTCCGGCATTATAAAATCTAGAGCTTGAGCATTAGGCGGGGGTTCACCCAATTGAATATCAAAAAGTTCAGGATAATTTATAATGGCTGGATGATTTTCAAGATCTTGCATATCCGTTATTATATACGTATAATCTATGCCCTTTGTATCTTTTTGATGAATATGTCTCATCATGCCGTCCTATAAATAATATTTAAGTTTACGACCCTTGGAGCTAAAGATGCAACTACAGCAGAAATAATATATCCTGTATCCGTAGAATTTACTCCCATAACTACTCTAGTCGCAGGGCCAATACCTGTTAAAGCTGAATCTACATAACCAAATCCATTATAAAGTTTTTCATTTGCAGCACCATTTCCTCCCCATTCAAGTGGAGCCGGCATTCCAGATGGAAGTGTCAAACTTATTTGTGTGCAAGCCGCACCAGCCGTTGCATATCGTAGAGATATTTCAAAGAATACTGTTTTACCAATTTGATGATACCAATATTGTTGAGTTAATGAACCGCTTGGAGCAGTCGTGCCCGTCCATGTAATTGTTCCAGAATAAGTAAGAACATTTCCAGCAGATCCATCAACCATTGTAGATGTTGTAATAAATGTTGATCCTGTTGAATTAACCCATGTTGTTGGAGCACCTGTATTTTGTTTCCAGACTGTTCTGGTATCTGTTTCAATTAATGTTGAATTTGCATCGGCAATTGGTTTTGTATCAGTGGAAAGACAAGTATAAATATGAACACCAGATGTATTTGAAATCGCTTGAATGGCCATATTATGTTGTCCTATAAATTACAGTTACCATAGCTACCAATGCAGATTGAGAACCAAATGCAGCATTGATTAAATATCCTGTATCTGTTGCATTGACTCCTAGAAAGACTCTTGTAGCTGGTGCTCCGCCAGTTGCTGCTGTGTCAATATATCCATAACCTGTCCAAATTTTTTCATTAGCAGCACCGAAACCATTCCACTCAACCGGAGTTGGAGCATCGGATGGCAAAGTCAATGTTACGGCGGTTAACGCAGCACCAGCTACTGTATATTTTAGAGCAATATCTAATTTTACTTCCTTTCCAATTTGTCTCCAATAATAATTTTTTGTCAGTGTTCCAGAAGGTGCTGTGGTTCCGGTCCATGTAATAGTGCCGGCATAAGTTTGAGATCCTGCATCTTGATATGTAATTTCTGTGTAATTTGCGGTAGCATTTGTATTATTCACAGCCATTGTGAATGCAGATCCATTAAGCTGCGTCACGCCAATTGTTTTATTCGTAAATGTTTCAGTACCTGCAAGAGTCGCAAGTGTTCCAGTTGTTGGAAGTGTTAACGAAGTATTTGCAGTTGCTGTAAATGTTTGTGTAAAAGATCCTGCATGAGTTACATTTCCAGCAATTGTAATCGTGCTAGAACCATTATTTACACCGGTTCCGCCGCGTGTTCCTGACAATGTACCTGTCCAACCAACTGTAATTGAAGATGCAGCCAATAATGCAGATGTAGGCGAACCACCTAATGTCAAAGTTACGTTCGTATCATCTGTTTTTGTTAGTGCTGCACCACCCGTAATACTCGAAGCTGCTGGCGTGATTGTGACATTTGATGCTGCTGTTAAACGACCAGTTGCCGAGACTGTAAAAGTTCCAACTTGGGTTGCAGATCCATAAGATGCGGCTGTAACTGCTGTTGTAGAAAGTCTTGAATCTGCAAGAGTTCCAGTCCATCCAAGAGTGAGTGATGTAGCTACAAGAAGTGCTGAAGTTGGAGATCCGCCAAGAGTGAGCGTAACATTTGTATCATCCGTCTTGCTAAGAGCTGCCCCGCCAGTAATTGAAGATGCTGCTGGTGTAATCGTCGTGTTACCGGCGCCGGTAATAAGTCCTTTTGCATTCACTGTGAACGTGCCAACTTGAGTTGCAGAACCGAATGAACCTACATTTGAATTCACAGTATTGAATGTAAATGCACCCGTGTTTGCGAGAGTTAAATCTCCACTGACAGCAACGTCCGTTGCAACATTCGACCCATTGCCTACGAAAATATGAGCATTTGTTAATGTAGACGACGCCTTGGAAGCTAGATCCGATACTAAATTTGTAACTTGAGATTCAGCAATTTGAATCGATATATTTGAAGCCGCTGTCGTAAGACCCTTGGCATTTACAGTGAATGCTGCCACCTGTGTGGCGCTACCAAAAGAGCCTACGTTGCTATTGACTGTTGCAAGAGTCGTTGCAAAGCTTCCCGTTCCTGATCCGGTTGCATCGCCTGTCAATGTGATTGTCTGATCACCTGTATTTGTACCCGAAAGATTTGATCCTGAAACAGATCCACTTGCCGCAACCGATGTCGGAGTTATTGCACCAAGAGAAAGTACAATTGTTCCACTTGTTGTGATTGGCGATCCTGAAACACCAATTCCATTTGATCCTGAAACTGAAACAGAAGTTACTGTACCCGTTCCAAAACCACTAACATTTAAAGTTGTACCACTGAAAGATAATCCAGTTCCAAGAGTGATTTCTTCCATATCTCCCGAACCAGCAGTTGCTCGTCCTAAGAGTTTATTTGTCGTGATATCTTGAAATTTAGCATAGGTAATCGTGTTATTTGGAATTGTAACGGCAAAAGAACTTGTACCTGAACCAGTAGCATCACCGGTTAAAGTAATGGTTTGGTCGCCTGTGTTGGTTCCTGATAAATTGGAACCAGATACAGCGCCTGATGCTGCAACACTACTAGGAGTAATCGCACCTAACGTTAAGGTGATTGCTGGTGTCGTAGTTGCTGTGGCTACAGATCCCGAGACTCCGTTTGCCGTGACAACGCTAACGCTTGTAACTGTTCCTGTTCCAGAAAGAGCCAAAATATCGGCGATAGACATACCGCCATCTTTAATAAGTTTGCCTGTAGTTCCATCGAATACGGCGATATTTTCATCTACAGAACCACCTGGACCTAGAACATCGCCAGCAGAACCACCGGATGAAAAAAGAGAAATGATACCGCTGACCCATTGATACCAATTGGATAAAGAAAGATCATAAAATATAAATGGTCCGGTTAAATCAAATTTGTCGAATTGAGTTGTTTGTTGATTCCAAACATAAACTTGATTATCTGTTTGAACTAAATATGAATCGCCATCCGAAGATGTTCCTGGCAAATCGGTTGATGCATTGACAACATCTGTAATTGTTTTATATAATGCCCAATCGATATTTTTCCAATTGCGATCAACACCTTTTTTCCATGTCGAGTCATGCTGTATCCAATCAGTCTCTAGGCCATTTTTTAATTGGTATTCGCCTGACATTTATTTTCCTTAAGCAAAATCTGTAGGACATTCTCGCCATCCCCAAACAAACATTCTGCAAACTGTAGTTGCACCTGTAACATTTGCATAAACAGTTTGAGGCGTTTGAATTGTAACCCAAAAATTTAGAACAGGTGAATGTGCTGCTGTATCAGAGGCATTCATAAATTGCGTAATATCAACAGCATTTGATCCAAAATTTAAATTATTATATGAAGTATCAAGTGCAGTAAATTCACCTTGAAGCTGAACTTCTTTTGCAACTGCTGAAACATTCGCAAGAACTAAAGCTGTAGTAGTTGTCGAATCAACATTAAAAGATGGCGTAATTCCAAGAGCTGCAAAAATACCATCACTATATGTAAACCATGGCACTTCAGTTGTTGAATTTGTTGCGAAAGATCCTATATAAGACCAACCATCCAATGGATCAAATCCAGTAAATGCAGTTGGACCAATTGTTGGATCATTTAAATCTATTACAATATCGTAATCGTTTCCAGAAACTGGTGGAATTGCATATAAATAATATGCTGTTTCCAATGTAATTGTACCTGTTGTTATTCCATTTCTTCCACTTGTTAAAAAATTAAGAATTTTATTTGTTGTTGAAACATAAAATTTGTCTCCGATTTTTACTCGAGATGGATTTGAAACGCTTGCTGGAATAACTATTTTTTGAGTATCTGTTCCATTTCTTGTAAAGCTTGGTCGTTTAATTCGCAAATCATAGAGTGGAAGACGAGCAGCAGTTGGAAGTCCACCTACATATTGAAGAACATCAAAATCATTTCCAGATGCAAGTCTTTGTAAACTTCCATCAAAATAAAGCATGTCGCCTGGCTGATTTAAAACTGAATTATCTCGTGATTCAATCGATCCAAAAGTCCAAGTGAAATACGTATCTAAAAATTGATCGTAAAATATGAAAGCACCGGTTAGTATAAAAATATCATAGCTTGATGTATTGGCATTCCACCTGCGAACTTCAGTCCCACCAATCATATAAGCATCACCATTGGTAGGTGAACCAGGCAAATCACCAACAACGGCAATTTGTTTTTTAACCCAAGGGATTAAAAAGAAATCAGTTACCTTCCCGTTGCGATCAGTGCCAGGCTTATAAGTATTATCATGAAGAGCCCAATCTGTTGTGATTCCATTTGGTAAAGTATATGCCATTAGAATTTTTTCCTATCACGAAGATTTTGTTTAATCTTTTCAACTTCCGCAATTCGATTATCTCGATTCATTTTGCTGGCTACATCTTTGATCACTTCGGTATTTCCACTCGAAGAAATGGCATCAAGAGCGAATGTATTTTTAATTCTCTCATTGTCCATTTTTACGCCTGTTTCATAAAATGTTTTCAATTGATACAAATTGTAATCCTTTATGTCCTTGAAGTCGTGACCTTTTTCAATAAGGAACTCGATGATTTCTGGCCACTCCACTTTTGATACGTCTTTTGAATTGCTAAAAAAAAATCCTTATTCATATCCATGACTGCGTCAGCAACGTTTACCACATCAACAAGTTTTGCATTAAGCAATGTTTCTGGTTCTATATCCGAAGATGCGGCTATGAAAGAAATGAAATTTTCGCCATGATCTCGAATCAGTTCAGGAATACTTTTTTTCACAATATCATTGAGTGAATCAAAAAATTTAGTTGCGATAATAAGCTTTCTTGCAGTCAAAGGTCGAACATCATATTCATGTCCAGAGACTTTCACGCTTATTTTTTCCTCACCCAAAATATTCTTCATCGTATCTGTCATGCAATTTTCTCCACAGTTAGAAATGGACTTTTGTTAAATTCTGCCAATTGATCTCTCAAAATCGTTCCATTGAAAGTAAGCTCAGGAAAATCATCATTGAGAACATCAAATGAATTTGTCTGAGCACTCAATCGCACCTTTTTAAAGGTGTATACGAATCTTTCCTCTTCGTCTGCTGAAACATTTGTTCCAACAATTGTAATCTTAAATATTTTTGGTTGTTCAAGAAACGCTTCAATCGAAATAATTTCTTTTGAAACTGAAGTATAATCGGCTAGAATATCAACCCCTGAAGGAAGCCCTGACAAAATCACAAATCCAAGAGAATCGACTGTATAATCTGTTCCTAAAATTAAAACCGTTGAATCATCGGACCTTTGCAATACAACAGTTGATGGATCTACTGGATTTGCAAATCTCACAAAAGATCCTTCTAAGAATCCGTCATCATATGGCGCGGTATAAACTTCATCCGTAACAGTTACAACCGGTGAGGTTTGAGTCGAGCTACTTCCTCGAAAGGCAAGTGCCAAATTCTTCATGGAAGTGCATAGAAGGCTCATTTCAATGGTTGATCCGGTCAAATCTGGATAAGCACAACCTGTGAAATCAAGTCCTGTTCTTGAAACTTTAATAAGTTCATTCTGATTTAAGTTTACTTGCAAAACTGCATTTCCTGCCATGACACCGGCATAACTTTCAGAAGTTCCCCCGCCATAATTATCACCATACGAATCGCCATACCCTTCGTGACTCTTGGCATAATCCAAAAGATAAATATCTCCACGAAGGATATAGCAATCGCATGAATTCATTAAGCTACGTCTTCCCGTAATACTCTTGCGTATGCCAATTGAGTATCGTCGTAAAGCATTTCCCCCTCGAATTGTAGCTGAATGTAGTCATCACCAATCCAGTCAATTTGAGTAGCACTGCCAAGTTTGACTCTCCAATATGTGACATACATCGAACTATTGTCATCTGCATTGAAGCCGTCAAAATAAAGCGTATATTCCTTATCCACGAATGAATATGGATTAATCGATTTCTGAGCAACTTTCGTATAATCAATCAGGATTGTTTGAGCCGCTGCGATCGCGCCAGCTTCCAAAATAATAATCCCTGTAACTGTCGATGTCGCATCAGCACTTGGAGTAATAAGATTATAATCTGTGCCAAGAACATACGTTACTGTTCCGAGTGAATTAGTAACTACAATTCCTGTCTTTGCCGCTATAAAATTAAAATGGATGATGTCATCATCATCGTTCACCAAATGAGATTCGTTTGATACTGCAACTGTTGCAATATCTGTAACGACACCACCTTGCGCTAGTGCGAGAATGTCAGACTTCAAACAATCTACAGTCATATTCAAATTTAAACTCGAGATGAGTTTGGTTTGACATGCATTTCCTGTAGCTTTGCGAAAATCTTTTTTGACCTTCTCTTCAAATTGCGGCTGAACATTAAACACAGAAGCATTGCCGACAAATCTTGTAGGATTTGGGTTTGGGATCGTGTCCGATTGCTCTTGTAGAGAAATCAGCCCCCGACCTATAAAACAGCATTCATTATCCATAACTTTTCCTCCTTAAAAAACAAACTTTGTTTTGTATAATTGTTTCAACATTAAGAAACCATTTACCTCTTCTGGTTCTTGCATTTCCAGAAGTACAAATGGATCGTACTCTTTCTTCCCATCTTTGATTGATGAATTGAAATCAAGAATACTTTGTCTGACAACGCCCTCATAAAAAGCTGCGTCAGGATATGCACCAGCTATGGTCCAATCAGATGCTGTGTCATTGATTTCAAAATGTTGTTGAGTCGATCTTGCGTTTTGAACTTGTGTACCTACCATAAGTTGCCAATCAAGAAGTGCCTTGCATGATGTTCGACGATCTGTATTGGATGTAACGCTTCCAGAAAGTGGTTGCAGAACAATTCCTTGGTCCCAGTTTTTTGAAAGTTTATCAATCGTCCATTCTGAATAAATAAGAATATTTTTATCCAAGCCTTGAGCAATAATATTTGGATCAGATTTTAAAAAGTTGATCAGATCAACCATATATGGAATTCTATTTGTAATCACAGGCAAAACCTAGCCATTCCACAACAACAATCGCCAATGCAGCAGCAAGTCGTAGTTGTATCTTCGACAAAACTAAAAATTGTTTTTCTTGGAATTTCAACGCCAGTATTATCGACGAGAATTCCGCATTTGCAAAGCTCTTCTATTTCTTCTTTGTAATCTTCATATGCTTTTGAAACTTGTGATTCATCACGCTCGAGAGATGAATATAAATGTAACCTAGTTACAACTTTTGCCCAGTGATTGAGTGTTGGGACAAATCCTGATGCTGCGTAAATTTCAAGAATCGCAGAAATACTAAAACAGCATCCAAGCTTTGTGATGATTTCTGCTTCAGCATCATCGATATTGGCTTCCATCACAACAGTATTTACAGTTCCTGTCTTTGGATTATTACGATCAGTTAAATTAATCATTTCCTTTTCACCGTACGTATTTACCATGTCTGTTGTATCGATAAAAAGAGGCGGCAT